CATGAACATGCACGTGCCTCAATCCATCGTTGCTGCAACTGAATTGAAGTATCTGGCGTCAGTTCTGCGCCAGATTATATCGCCGCGCACGAACTCTCCAATCATCCAGATATTCCAAGATACGCTCACAGGTTCGTTCCGCATCTCCCAGCCGGACGTCAAGGTCCCCGAGCATATCGCAATGAACATTCTGAGCCGAACGAAGCGCCCACTCTCATCCTACAGCCGAAAGGAAATGAACATGACTGGGCAGGAACTGATTTCATTTTTGGAGGGTCTTCTAGCGATGCTGTGGACGGCATTCTCCACGTCATCTACAACGACTTTGGACCGGACCGGTGCGGCCAGTTCATCAATGAAGTCCAGAACATTGTGACGAAGTATAATCTGTATACGGGCTTCTCCGTAGGGCCTTCAGACCTTGTCGGGAATGCAGAAATCGCAGGAGCGATTGAGAATGCGCTCGATAAGGGCCGCAAGGAGGTGGCGCGCATCATGTCCAGCGTTCACTCTGGAGTGTTTCTGAACGATTCGGGACGACCGGACGGCGACGAGCTCGAAAACCAGATATGTAACTCTCTGAAAAACTCAGCGTCCGAGGTCGTGAACAAGGTTATGGAGGGTCTTCCGGCAAAGAACCGCATGCGCGAGATGGTTGTGTCTGGTTCCAAGGGTTCAGACCTCAATATCGCTCAGATGATGGCTATGTTGGGGCAGCAGCTGATTGCCGGTAAGCGTGTCCAGTATACTCTCCAAGACCGAACGCTGCCCCACTTCACGCGCTACGATTACTCGGCCGAGTCCCGCGGATTCGTCGAGAACAGCTTCATCACAGGATTGAGGCCCGCAGAGTTCTTCTTCCACGCCATGGCGGGACGTGAGGGTCTGATTGATACGGCCGTCAAGACTTCGGATTCTGGATATATTCAGAGGAAGTTGGTGAAGACGATGGAGGATTTACATGTAGAGTATGACGGGACTGTCCGAAACGCGAACGGTGCGGTCATTCAGTTCCAGTATGGCGGCGACGGAATCGACACTGTGAGCGTCGAGGCCCAAGCTTGCGACATTGGCTCGATGACGATGGAGCAGATATATAAGGACTTTGCGGCGACCGCAGACGATTTCCAAGGCGTTATGAAGTCCGGTATCCAAGCCACGAATTCCGATATGATTGAAATGATTCTTGCGGACCGCAAGTTTATGGTGGAGAACGTCTTTCGTTACATGAACGTCAAGAAGGTCTTTGCGCCAGTGAATCTACGCCGCCTCGAGCAAAAGTATACCAACGAGTATGTTACCAAGACGGACCTGACTCCAGATTATGTGACGGCAGAACTGAACCGTTTGTGTGCAGAACCATGGATGAGTCACAATAAGGTGTTCCATGCGCTACTCCGCTACTACTTTGCACCAAAGAAGGCCATTCTTAAGATGCGCATGTCCAAGGACATGTTCGACGAGCTTTTGAGGGACATTCGGTTCAAGTATATCAAGGCGCGCGTCCATCCTGGCGAGATGGTGGGGACTCTTGCGGCTCAGTCCATCGGTGAGCCCACGACGCAGCTGACCCTGAATACGTTCCACAGTGCCGGAACTGTGAAGGCAAACGCGACGCAAGGAGTGCCGCGCATCATTGAGTTGCTGAGCGTCTCTAGAAATCCCAAGAATCCGGGAAACGTCGTGTACCTTGCTCCTGCAATCGCAAAGTCTATGAACGACACCATCGCTGTAAAGCGGGACCTCCAAAAGACGACTCTGCGCGACATCACGATTTCGGTCAGGATGTATTATGACCCTCATCCAGGAACAGTCGAAACTGCGATTGGCGACGATATTGATATTTTGAGGTCCTATGAGAAGTTCTCGGTGACGCAGGGTAATTCATGTATGTCTCCTTGGATTCTGCGTCTCGAGCTGGACAAGCACGAAATGGCGGCCCGCAATGTCGCCAACATGACCCAAATCGCTTCAAAGATTCAGGACAATAAGGTCCTGCGGGTATTTGACTGCATCCACAGCGACACCAATACTCCCGACAAGATGATACTGCGACTCGTGTTCGGAACCGATATGGCGAAGAATGCTCTATCTTTGCGGTTCATCGAGGACAAGTTGCTGGACACGATTCTAACGGGTGTCGACGGGATTGGGAAAGTGTATCCCCGCGAGGTCAAGTCTGAGGTGATTTACGACGAGACGGTCGGAGGGTTTGTTCCGCTGAAGCAGTATGTCCTTGACGTTGAGGGAACGAATCTGCTCGACTTGGCTACGTTCAAGCACGTGGATCCGCTGCGTTCCTTCTCGAACGACGTTCACGAGATTGTGGAGGTGTTTGGAATCGAGACGGCGCGCGTAGCGATGTACGAGGAGTTCATGGAGGTATTCAGCGCAGAGTACGTGAACTATCGCCACATGATAACGCTGATAGACACAATGACGTATCCGGGTCATATTCTTTCGGTAGACCGGTTTGGAATGAGCAAGAGCGATTCTGGGGTGCTTGCGCGCTCGTCGTTCGAGGAGACATCCAAGGTTCTCTTCAATGCCGCACTGTCTGGCGAGTTCGACACTATGAAGGGCGTGTCGGCGAACATCATGTTCGGACAGAAGCCGCCGTGCGGAACTGGACTTGTGGATATTCTCGTGGACGAGACGAAGATGCCTGAAGGGCTGGACGAGGAGCATACGGTGTTTGACGAGGATATTCAAGCTCTGAACACGAAGTTGGCTGAAGAGGGAGATATTGCGTGTCGCGTGGACGATATCGCGATGGAGTGGTAGTGGGGTGTATGAATGTATGAATCAACACAAATATGGTGTAGCATATGCTACACGCTATTTGGGTTTTTTAACGACGACCGCCGACATATGTTGGCGTGTTCAGGAAGATTGCGTAGTAGGGGTAGTAGAACGAACTGAAGAAGAAATCGAGAATTGCCCATCCTACAGAGCGATACTTGTCGTAAGACAACTTTGCGGCGCCGTAAGAGAAGGCGATGAAGAATACTACACCAAGAACGATGTATAAAATCACCAAAACTCCCATTTCGGTATTGGCTTTAGGAGTTGTGTTTGCATCGGGCGGCGGAGGGGTTCCGGGAGTGGCCTCCGTTGCAGCTTTCAGAGTTGAACTTCCGGGTCCATGGGCGTCTAGAAGGTCCATTTATACTTCGTGGACATTTAATTGGAATACGCGAGTCCAGCCATGCCGCTCATCACGCGCAGAACGTTGTAGTTGATGGCGTAGACGCGAACGTTCCAGCAGTTGTCGGTGTTCTCGTCGACCACGTAGTTGCCGGACATGTTCATCACGAGCGTCGCGGTATCGATGCGGCTGAAGTTGCATGTTCCGGACGGCTGGTTTTCCTCGGGCTTGAGTGCAAACGAATACGTGTAAATCGCGCGATGGGACTGGGGGACTGCAGTAACACCACCAATGTAGGGTGTCGTGTCAAAACCCTGGGGCTTCATGGTTCCGGAGTGGTGCTGGTAAGGCTGGACCTTGTTGTAGTAATCGCCTCCGCGACGGTCGAGGCGGTCCTGACCGTTAATCTGGAGGTGCTGCTCAAACACGGGCTGCGAGAATCCAGCAGTGGCGACTCCAATATCACCTGTCCACGACTGATCCAAATACGTATACGTGAAAGGCGTAAGGCGGGACGGTTTGGTGTTGTCTCCAAGCCCAGAAGAGGACGTTGGAGCGGTGCCGCCTTGAGACGCATCAGTGGGCTGGAGAGCAGGGCGAGGAGAACCATAGTTCGCAGCACTATTATTGTTCGTCTTGTCTGCGATCTTGCAGTTGGTGAAGCGGTCAGGCTGGACGACCCAAATGAGTTCCTTCACGGGGTGATTGAAGGTCAAGTCAATTCGGCTCGAGCCTGCCGAAAGACCCTTGTCCTCGTTGAACTGGACCTGCTCAATGAGATACTCGTGCGACTCCTGGGCCATACGACGACGCTCATCGACGTCGAGGTAGATGTAGTCGACATACAGGGCGACACTTGTGGGCGGGGGAGGCTGAGGGGCATTGAAGTTCGCAGTCACGAACTGCCACTTGTTCCACAGAATGTTAATCTTGACCTCGTGATACTGAAGGGCGATGAGTGGGAGCGCGGCGCCCGGGTTGCGAGTGTAAGAGAACGGCAAAGGAATCATTATGGTCGGCGTGGATGATGGGCGACCAGTAGCCTTCACGCTCGCCGACCCGAGCTGAGGGCGGTAACCGTATACTACCTGTCCAGTCTGGCTAGCGCCCCCCGCCTCGAGCGAAGTCGCCATAGGGCCACCGTCCCTGCGGCGCGAATCACCGCCTCCGCCTACCATCTGATACAGCTGGTAACTCTTGTTCGCGTCGGAAGGGAGGGTGTCCCACAGGTAGAGATACTCGCTGTAAAGGCGGTCAATTGCCTGTCCGCCAATTTCGAGCTCAACGTAATCGAGCAAATTGTATCCCAAACGACCCTGCTCGTTGTTCCAATCGACAATCTTGCCGGTGCTATCCTTATCGGGCAGAACAACATCGATGTAGGTGGAATATAGCAAATCGGCATGACGACTGAGCGTCACGCTCTGCTTCTGCCCCCACGCAGGCACGCCCGTCGGGCGAACACGAAACGGTTCCATCGCGAAGTTCGGGTGGCGCT